TTGCGAGTTATGGAATCAGAACTTGCCAAAATGCAGAAAGCTTACAAGAAACATTTCGGCATGGCTTACACCACTATATCCGATAAGCCAGATGCAGAGATTCCAGAAGATATTGCGTCAACTCTAGCAGAAATGGATGCGATAGCTTCATAACACAAGAAGCAGTAAGAAAGTTAGAGGGGTTGAGAAATCAGCCCCTCAAAAATTTCGACGCTCGCTTCGCTCGCTTGAAAGCTAGTGTCTAAACTGGCTAACCATTTGATACATGCACCAAGTTTCACCGCCCGTCCTCGAGTGGGGGTGGGGTTTGAGTGTGTGTGTCAAAAACCTAATGAGAAAGTTGTAAATGAATTTGACTTTCTTCCCAATGAATTGTATAAATTGTTTTATAAGAGGAGTAAAAACAATGAAATTAAGTAGACAACACTTTGAGTTTATAGCCAAAGAGATTGCACCACTATGTGATGTGTATCAGCTAGACGCTTTAACTGAGGCGGTGCGAATCGCCTCAAAGAATCCTAGGTTTGACAGTGATAAGTTCAAACGTAGAGCAAAAGAATCTTGGGATAGAGCATACATGAACAGTGAAAGATTTGTTTGTGATGATGAAATCCCTTATTGAGAGGAGTGCAATTATGCGAATAACTTATGATAAAAAACGGTACGATATGAGTACCGATCACATGATGGCTTGGGGTGGATACGTTCCACTCTGGGTTATTCAATGGAATCTACATTACATGATGGGAAATGAAGAAACTTTGTTGGATCATCTTGATAAATGCTATGCTCAACGAGCAGGTATGACTATCAAAGATAGACCAATGAGTGGTAAAATTGATTATAAAGGTGTCTATCGATACCCAGAAGATGAACCAATGTATCCCTATATGACATGGGATACTCGTGAAGGTAAGGTATATTTCTATCCGTATTCTGTGATGGGAATACCTACTGGCAAAACACATTACACAACGAGGATGGACTGATGGGTAGAGTAAAAGATACTATGGTAACGGATGAGTTTATTACTTGTCCTGAATGTGATGGTGATGGTCACAATTATTATGAACGTCCAGTAAAACGATGGAGCGCAAGTGACATTGGTGAACTGGAGGAGTACCGCGCAGACTGTGATAACTGTGATGGTAGTGGTGAAGTCATGGCATTAATGGAGGATGAATGGGATGGCTATTAATATTCAAATGAGTCAGATGCATAATGTAGAAAGAGTTAAGATTCAAAGAAAGATAACTCTTGCTGAAGACTCACCAACTGGTGAGGAGTATTGGGTTACAGATATAATATTATATTTAGATAACAATACTTGCATGAATTTTATGTTGTTCTCTGATGATGAATCAATACCTATAGATATTGATCCAATAGGTTGACAAAATAAAAGGCACTGTTGCATAAATGCAGTATGTTAATCAATTATTTTGATCAGCTTCAGGCGTTGAGCAGTGGGCTAGAGATACCTCTAAAGAAAATATTTCATAAAGCAGGTATCCCTAGCTCAACATATTACCGAACAGTTAAGGGTGATACTCAACTATCTTACGATACATCAATCAAGATAGCTAATATGATTGAGATAATTAGAACTGGTAAATGTAAACGAAGAGACAAGCGTGTGTTATGACAACGTTCTCTCACTATGTAACTGAGATAAAAGTAACAGATAGTTACGCTGATCTTATCGATCAGTTAGTACATAGAAGAAATGAACTTGGTTATTCACAGGAAAAGTTAGCTGATCGTGTTGGTTGCGCTTCGTCTTTGATTCATAAATGGGAGCAGTACAAACGTGTGCCATCTGGTTTCATGTTAACGTGCTGGTTAGATGCACTTGGCTGTAAGATCGAAGTCCGCGCGAAAGATTCTGAATAAAACTTACCACGAATGTGATGCGTGTGGTAACAGAGTAGAATATTTTGTACAAATTTTAGCATCGATAAAGAAAGCAACTTACCATACCATATGTTTAAGTTGTTATGAGGATGACAGATGGCAAACAAAAATAAGTCGAAAGGCAGTTACCACGAAAGAAAAATTACCCAGTGGCTCAACGACCAAGGCATCCAAGCAAAGAGAGTTCCCCTCTCAGGATCGCTCGGAGGAGAATGGTCAGGAGATATCCACCTCACACTGGACGGACGACATCTGGTAGGTGAAGTTAAGTACAGAGACAAGTCAGGATTTCCAAGTCCATTTACGGTCTTGGATAACAGAGACATTGCGTTCTACAAAAGGCGCAGTGGCAAACCGCAAACGATAGTCATCATACCTGATGAATTGTTTGCACAACTATTAGGAGAGAGTAATGCAAGAGTTTGCAAATCAAAGTCAGATGATCAAGAAGTTTCTTGAAGAAGGTAATAGTATTACTGGTATGGTAGCGCTCGATAAGTTCGGCTGCTGGTCTTTGCCAAGAAGAATCTGTGATATAAAAGAAACTGGATTCCCAATCGAAAGCCAGTGGGTCAAAACAGATTCAGGTAAACGCATCAAAGAATATTGGATGTCAAACGATAAGATTAATGCAATCTTAGTTGATTGAAAAAAACCCCTAGGTGTGATAGCCTAGGGGTCAGTGTCGATATGTAACCAGCAAAGATTACAGGAGGAGTATAACTATGCAAAAACCACATGAGTTATAATGGGATCTTACTAGATGAAGTTATGTCTTGGCAAGTCCCAAATGCTCAGATCAAAATAATTTTACTGATCTTAGCTGATCATACAGACTCATACGGTGTCTGTTACCCAAGCATCGAGCGGATGACTAAGCTGTCCTGCATGAGCAGGTCATCTGTCATTCGATCTATCAACTGGTTGGTAGAAAATCAAATCATAATCAGGCACAGTGGCGGCAAGGGAAGGTCGTCACTGTATCAATTCTCAATAGTAAAGGAGACTGAAATGAAGAAGACTAGTGTCACACAGACACACAAAGGTAATAAGGTTATAGATATAGTAGATTATATACATCCTTCGGGTGTCTCACAGACACTACCCTTTGATGAGTTCTGGGAATTGTACCCAAGAAAAGTTAGCAAAGGTCATGCTCGCTTGGCATTTAAGAAAGCTTGTGAAAAAGAAGAGGCTTCTGTAATACTGGTTGCTCTTCATAAGTTTATTAAAGTGATGGAAGATAAAGAAAAACAATTCATTCCTCACCCCACCACATGGTTGAATGGTGAACGGTGGGATGATGAGATCGAAGACGTTGCTCCAAAGGAAGGTACAAATACAGATCGTCTTAAAAATATTCTTCAATGGAAACCAGAAGCAATCGAGGATAAGAAATGAAATATGAAGAACGTACACGCAAAGTTGGTTCTTGGTTAGTCAAGATACTTAAAAGATATTCTCCACCTGCAACGATGGATGATGAAACACTGCGTGAAGAAATGGATTTGATTGTCAAAGACATCAATAAAAATATCCCATCACAGTTTGAAGATGTGGACTTCGATCAAACCTTGGGAAAGATAGACGGTCACGTTCGCGCCATACAGAGCGGACGGACGTGGCCGACTATCAAGACTTTCATAACAGCAACCAAGGAAGCAGTGAACGAATACTCCAGAGCTATTACTGCTCCGAAGGTAACATCGACCACGACAAATGATCGAAGCTCAATGATAATAATCAATAGGATTATTGATGGTGAGGAGATTCCTGATTACCTATTGAATCCCGACTCACCATATCGACAACAACTTATATCAACTGGTTTATTATCTGATAAAGATTTTGAGAAATACCTTGCACCTATAAACAGATAATGATAAGTAAACTTAGGAGGATTTACTATGCAAAGACAAGGGTTTATTGGTGGCAGTGATGCAACTACCATCATGCAATTCAAATGGTACGATTTATGGTTGGTGAAAACTGGCAGGGCAGAATCAGAAGATCTGTCCGACAACATAGCTGTGCAGCTTGGATCTTATACAGAAGATTTCAACATCAAATGGTTTCAAAAAACTACTGGATGTCATGTAATAAAACAACAGAAGCAATTCAAAAAGACTGTTGGTGTTGTGCCATTAGTTGGTACTGTTGATGGTGTAGTTATGGATTCTAAAAGTTTTCCAAAAGCTTCAGCTATTGTTGAAGCCAAGCATACTAATCCATTCAATGATATGAATGACATGATCGAAAGATATATGCCACAGATCCAATTATACTGTCATATATCTGGTGCTGAAGGGTGTCATTTGTCTGTAATATTTGGTAATAGTAAGTGGCAAAGTGCATTCGTGCATTACGATCAGGACTACTTTAATAAGATGATGGTCTTTATCAATAATTTTTGGTGGTACGTTATCAATGACAAGGAACCTGTTGGTATAGATACGCCAGAAGATATCAGTATCAATCACATACCTGTTGATAACATGGTTGTTCGAGACGCTAGTATGGACAATGCATTTGTTGATGCATCGATTACATACATCAATGGCCTTGAGCAAAACAAAGTATTTGAGAACGCAAAGAAGGATCTCAAAAATATGGTAGGTAATAATGAACGTGAAGTGTTTTGTGATTACCTAACAATAAAACGCGATAAACGCGGTTCACTCAGAATTTCAAAGAGGAGTAAGAAAAATGAGTAATATGAAAATATGGGACAAGCTTGCCCCGACTGATCCAAAGTATCTGAAGCCAGTATCATTTGGCTCCAGATCTTTCTCAGCTATTGATCCACAGTATCAAGTTATGAAGATGACTGAACAGTTTGGTCCAGTTGGTTGTGGCTGGGGATGGGATAATGTTACTGAGGTTGTTAACTTTAGTAATGGTGACAGTGCTGTGATGGCTCATGTTACTGTATGGCATACAGATAATCATCATAGGTTTGGTCCATTCACTGGCTGCCAAAAATTATTTAATGCTGCTAATGGTAGAACTGATACAGATTCACCAAAGAAAGCTATCACTGATGGACTAACAAAAGCACTATCACATATTGGTTGCGATGCTGATGTCTTCCTTGGCAAGATGGACGGCAATAAGTATACAGCTAAAAGCAACGATGAAGATGATTATTAATTCTTGGGGATCAATATTCTTTATTGAGTCAGACCTTACCGAGGGGGAGGTTCCCTAAGAACCCCTCACCAATCTTAACAAAAGGAGCCAGAAGCATGGCAGAATATGACAATACAAATTCGGGTGCAGTATTTAAACCATTCGAAACTATGAAGATGATACTTCAAGGCAAAGTAAATCTTGAAGGCAACGAAAGAAAGATTGTTCTTGTTGCTGATAAAACTAAACAAGATAAAAAAATTATTGAGGTGTATCAAAAGGTAGCCGTCCTGTTCGAAGATGACAAAGGTGATAATGAACAACGACCTGATTACTCAGGGCCAGTTGAAGATTATGCTACAGATAAGAATATGCGTATTGCTGCTTGGAAAAGAGTAAAGGGTGATAACAAATACATGAGCCTTTCAATCAGTGAAAAGCAAAGTAAAGGAGGCAATGGACTCAATGACGAAATACCATTTTGAATCATGGTATGAGTTAAGAGACAGACAGAAAAAGGAAAGGCTTGACCAAGTTCAGGCCTTTGCTACTTCTGGAGTAACTCAAACCAAAACAGCAAAGGAACTGGGTGTTTCTCTGCAAACCTTAAATAGATTTATACAACTCAATTCGATTCATTGGCCTGTCAAAGAACAAGGAAAAAGATCCTGATGGATTTTTTTACAGCATTAGTTTTAGTTTATCATATTAAATCTGAAGAAACATTAACAATGATTTGGTTCAATGATTACGAATCCTGTTACCAAGCACAATATGAAACAGATAAACTTTACAACTTAGTTAATGGTACAGAAATGTACTGTGTTGAAAGTGATGTAGCGTCACGAATTGTAAAACCTAGGAGGAGACCAGAATGAAAAAGGTTCAACTTACTGAAGATGAAATAGAAATGTTATTACATGGCTATGATGCTTGGGCATCTAACGATGGCGATACTGAATATGGTGGCTATTCTAAAAAAGAAAGAAGAGCCATGAAATCAGCGCGTAAAGTTTTAAATGATATTCTAAACGCTTAACTCAAAATGGGGTGCATCGATAAACGGTCGTCTACCTTGAGATCTACGGAGATCGATGTACTCATTCATAGCATCAGCCATTGTACCATCGTAATCACCTATTGAATTGATATGCCATGCGGCTCCCCACTTAATATTAATACCAATATCTTTTGCAGCTTGCTTCATTGCATCAGCTATATCATCATACAAATTTAATTCCCAAGATACTCTTGGCCCAACATAAGCAACAACATCTACCGCAACACCCTCAAGATGCTTTGACTTCATCGTTTGACTCACACCCTTGTTCACTAATTCTAACTGTTGGTCGTGTGTTCTCAGCCCACCAAGATGAGGGATACCGAAATCAATTTCAGTTATACCTATAGCATATTTAACCAAAGCTATCATGCTTGGATCAACACCTTCGAGTCTATCTAAACTTCTTTGACTTAACTTGAATGTCATTTCTTAAATCCTTTCATTGTACGAATACCAAAACTTGCAGCTATCGAAGCATACATAGCCCAGCTAAACCATTGTGGTGCAGCTTGTAAATTTTCAAATCCCTGTTTCATGTACGGCTGAAGCCACGGAACGAATGAACCTAGAACTATAGCAATAAAGCATAGAGTCCATGCCTCGTCTTTCCAGCTATCTGCACTAGCCTCAATAGCAGCTTGCTCCCAACTGATTTCACCAGTAGCAATCTTCATTTTAGTTTCAGCTTCGGCAGCTTTAACCTTTGCTTTGCTGTCAATAAATGTTGTTGCTAAGTTTGTTACGCTTGAAAGTATACCAATCATTCTACCATCCTATCTGTCTTAGCTTCTTTGCCTAACCACAGTGCGAAAGATGCTGAAAGCATCGCAGTGACGAGCGATACGAAGGCGCTCTGTTGAGTTGTCGGATCGGACAAAGTCATAAACCATAAACAAACCTTCCAAGTTAAAATAATTTGGCAAAGAAAAGCCAGTCTAGGTAGTATCTTCAGTTGATCTATCGCGCTTGCTGTTAATTTCACCATTGCAAACTCCTTTTGCTATGCGCCTTTCACTTGTTTGTATAACTAATTTACCATCATCTGTATACACAACAAACCTGTCGTATCTAATTTCAACTAATCTCAGGGTAAATAATCCCAGATATCTAGCCACCCCATATAATGCAAATAAGCAGTAGAGCCAACAGCAGCCGCTGTGAGAAGCAAAACTATTGCGGCTACAGTCATACCCAACTCAGCCCTTTCCTGTGCCTCACGTCTCGCCTGAGCCTCTGCTTCACGCTTCTCTGCTAAAACTTCTCTACGAATCTTTAATAACTCTAGGTATTTGGATCTTCCATAGGTTTGAGTAATCCATTCTTTGAGTTCTTCTTCAGCTTCCGCTGCCTGTCTAACTTTCGCCCAACGATCCAACGCCGTAGCATTTGCGCTTTTGCTTGATATACCTTTTTTCTGTAGAGTTTTCTTTGCTTGGTCAGTTGCATCAAAGAATTGTCCAATCTGTTTAGACAAACCAGCTACCGTTTTACCAGCAGCCAATCCTGTTTTGATACCAGCAAGAATTGTAATTGGGTCCATAGTTACATCGCATCTTTTCTAGTAAACTCCACAGTCTTTTCTAGTATGGCTATCCTAGATTGTAGCTTAATAATCTGCATCATGTGATCTGCCATGCCACCAAGATCTGCCCAGATCATTTCCGTTTCTTCCCAAAGCTCATTAAGA